AGTGACGTTATCGTCTTCGTTCTGTGCAGCCTTGGCAAACATTTCTAGCTCAGCTAACTCTAGCTTGGCCTTCTCAATACCTAACTCAAGCAGGCGTTCTTCGTGCTCAAACTGAAGCTGGCGCAGGTTGCTGACATCTTCTGCGGTTGGGTTGTCGGGAATCTTCACGCCAAGCGTCTGCTCGACGACTTCTTTGCCCTTGGCTTGGATGGCGCTAGACAGCAATGTCAAGCCGTTTTGGGCTAAGCTACCGAGGAGGGAAGCGACTATTGGAATCATCTCGTTTTTCCTTTTCAAGTTCTCTACGCAGTTTTTCCATCTTTTCAATCTGCTGTTTGGCCTCATGCTTGGTCTGCATAACGTCCATGTACAACATCCCGAGCAGGGGGAGCAGCGCTACTATAAGCAGACAAGCGGCAATCCAACCCACAACTATCTCCCAATCCTGTGCAAGAGGCCGAGGAGCAACCACATATATAGGAGGAATAGGATAGTCGCCAGCAGATACGCCTGCCTTTCTCTTAGGAGCCGCTCCTCCTCTTTGCGTTGCCATGACTCATCATCCCGTTTCTTCCTTGCCCTGTCCTGCTCTACCTTGATGACATCCCGCATATCAAATACTTTTGAGTACAAAGCTCCCATTTCTTTCGGAGCGCCGTATACCATCGCCTCTCTTATCTCCACCTCCAACAGCGCCATCTGGTCTTGAGCCATCACCCGCTTCAGGGCGGCTTCCATCAGGTTAGCGTCAGGGTCGTAGACGTTTTTGCTCTTCTCTTCCTCTTCCCTTATGTGGTCAGCAAGCTGTTCTTGCAGTTTGAAAAACTGAGAAAGCTGAGTAACGATGTCAGCCATGACTTGGGTTTCGTCGACGGCAACGTAGGCTTCCTTCTTTTTCGCCACAGGCTTGGGGCTTGAGGTGGGCGCTGTTCCGAAGAGCTTTGCCCAGAATCCTCTGACTGCCTTGACATCTGAAGCAACCTCATCGACAGTCTTCTTGATCTCCATGAAAGACGTTTTAGCGTCTTTGTAGAGTTTGCACCCCTGCTTAATAGCGGCAACGCAAGCGTTAGCTGCAAAGAGGATGCTGAGCGGGTCAATTTACAGCCCCTATGGTGCGACAGGCCAGTCAATAGTCCAAGGGAAACCTGCTTGTGTAGGCACATCACGCAAGGCAGTACGGTATGTTGCCCATGCAGCCTTATCAACAGTGCTGTCGGCAAGCTGTGTCCAGTCGCTGTCTTTGAGCTTTTCTGTACGCTCATCACGTACAGATTTAGCCTGTTCTACGTCTTTGGCGGCTTTGTAAGCGGCTTCTTGTTCGGCGGCTGTTGTTTCACCGTCTGTGAAGATTGGGCCAAGAACGTACTTGGTGTACCACTTACCGTCAACCTGCTCCACGCCAGCGGCCTGAGAGAATTGATACACCGTGCCACCTGATGCTTGTGGGCCCTCAAAGACAACGTCAGCACCCAAGCTGTCTAGGACTTCAGTTGTTGTTGTTTCCCACGATGGGCCACCATTGGCTTTTGTGTATGCACGAAATTCTGATTCGTACATTACTTGCCCGTCATTTGTTCTGATTTGCATGATTGTTCCTTATGCGATTGCCAAGAAGATAAAGTTACCACCGTTTGCATTAATGGCGGCAGGGGCGGTTGAGGATATTTCAAACCCTGAATTGGCTGTGTCAACGTAGTCTGTACCTGTAACTTCAGCGGCGGTTGAGTTGAACAGTAAGTAAGGGTCGTTACCAGCCACGATTCCACGGGCAGAATCCCACACATACCAATCGCCAGTACTGTCTGTGCGCTTGATCATGATGAACCGACTGCCAGCAGTGAAGCCACAGTTGATGGTTTGGGTTGTGCCTGTGCCTGTATATGAGCCTACTTTGGATACACCAGCGCAGGTTGCGAAAAGGTAGGCAACATAGGTGGCTGCGCTTGCATTTGTTTGTGCAGAACCACCTACACTAAATACAGAAGCTGTTGGGTAAGTTGAGTTCCATGTTTGGGCTGATGAATCCAAAGCGGCGGTATCGTTAAGCACTAAGTTTTGCAGGGCTGTAAAGCTAGTGCTTCCAACTGACCAATTTGTAGCGCTAGACCTACCTTTAACAATATATAGTTCCGGCGCAACACCTAAGTTATGGCTAAATGTGGTTGCAGAACCCGTCCCCGTATAGCAAACCTCATCAAAAAAAGATGGGGCTCGTTGAAATGCATACAGTATGTACCCAGCACTCGCGGTGTTAAATATATTTGTAGAACTACCCCGCAATCTTACAGAAGTTTGAAAATCTACAGTGGCGTAATAACCATTTAAAGAACTATCTGATTCTGCTGCTGTACTAGTAGAGGTCAATGTTCGCATACTGTCGGAGCCTTCTGCCGTACCCGAACCACGTAGACGATCTGTAAATACAAACTTTGGGGTTGCCGCAACCTGTTTGGCCACAATCATAAGATCGAGTGGAGAAAGTACAGTTGGGATAATAATGCTTGCGTTTCCATCGCCAGTGTATGTAGTTGGCATAAACACCTTAGTACCCGTAGTAGGCACTTTCATCGGGCCACGGCGGATGGCTACATAAATCCAGTCTCTACTAGCAAACCCGCCGTTATGCCTAAAGCCTGTTGAGTTTATAGACCACGCACCTCCAGTTGTTGTATTTTCAGCTCCGCTTGAATTTGGGCTTAACCCTGCATTGTACGCATTTCCACCTGCACCTATAGCTGTAATCCCACGCATTGTGTCGTAAATATACCAAGCATCCACAACGCCAGTTGTTTTTAACAAAATCCACTGAGGTTCATACCCAAGACTCACAGTAATATTCCCGCTACCATCAGTAGTAAACCCCCCACAAGTAACGACATTGTCTGTACCCGTCAGGCCAAAGCCCCCTGCGTCATGGGCAAAAATATACGCCACATATGTGCCGCCAGAAGCGTTAACTGTTGCGTCAGTGCCTACGCTGAATACTGAAGATGTGGGGGTTGTGCTGTTCCACCAAGTAGCGCCTGTGGCGGCGGCGGCTGTGCTGTTTAAAACAAGGTATTGTGTGTTGGCAAGACTGCGGTGGTAAACCGCCCAAGGGGAACCACCTGTATCTGTACGCTTGACCATAATGCAACCGGGTACAGCACCAAGGCTATGGGCAATAGTTGTGTTTGAACCCGTACCGGTATAAGTCACAATATCAAAAAACTTAGGCTGCTCTCGAAATGTCCATGAGACATATGTAGTTGCGCTTTCATTGATGTCTGACTCTGAGCCGAGTGAAAACCCTGTCGAACCAAATGCTGTGAGCGTAGTTGCCGATGTCTGTTGCGCTATCTGAAGGTTACTGTAAATTGAGTTACCAGCCCCTCGTACGGTGTCAAAAAGGTAGTTGCTGTAACCTAATGACCTACCCTTAAGCCAAACCAAACCACCCTTAGTTGACAAGTCAATATTGTTAGTGATTGTCTGTGTAGAGCCGTTGCCCGTATAAAGAAACGTGCTAAACACTTCCTCAATGTATATGGGAGCAGAAGCCTGTGCAAACTCACCAAAGCCTTGAGCCGATGCCGCACCTCTAGTTTGAACTAATGGCATAGTTGTCCCTTAAGCAAATTTGGTTTGTGAAGCAAAGATAGTAAATGCCGCATTGCCCGTTTTAACAATGGTGTACATGTACACATCCACACTTGAAGCATTACCAGCCGATGGCGCTGTGCCGCCCTGATATTTTGGTGTAACGCTGCTACCGTCAACTTGAACCGCGCTGTTGTAATAAGCCGTAGCGCCTTGAGTTACTAAAAAAGCCGCCGTCACAGACTGACCCGTTGTCATAGCAGTATTTAAAGAAGTGCCTGATGAGGCTCTGAAGTTGACTGTCCAGTTAGCACTTGCGTTAGTTGTGAAATACAAGACTGACTGCGTGGTGACATCGTAGTTAATCGTGCCTGTGGCTGCTGTTGCCGATACTGTGGCAATCTCTGCCGTGTCAGTTAAGATCATAGCAAGTGCTGATGATGTACCTGTGAAAGTTTGTGTAGCTGTAAAGGTTGTTGCCGTGCCGGGAGCTACATAGTCAGTACCCGCAGTAGCATTAGCCAGTGCGCCACCAGAATTGGCTTTAAGAATCGCAGTGCCCGAGGGTGGGGCTAAGTAGTCAGTACCAGAAGTAGCAGCAGAAATTGCAGTGCCGTTACCTTTTAAGACACCCGTAATGGATGTTGAAACAGTAATAGCAGGTGTTGTCGTTGCGGTTGCAACTGTGCCTGCAAAGCCGTTGGCGGACACTACGCTTGCACTTGTTACTGTGCCAGCCGTGCTGGTAGCAACCTTTACATAGTCAGTGCCGTTGTAGTACACAAAACACTTCTCACCGACTGCAACAGTTACACCTGTTTGCCCGGCGGCTTTGAATGTTACCGCGCTGGTAGCGCCTGCGTGATCCACCATGTACAGCTTGCTGTAGCTGGGGCCTGTAATAACTTTGGTAACAGTTTGCGTGCCAGTGATACGGATCACCATGTACTGGGCTGTGGTAGAAGTTATTGCGTTTCCTGATGCGCTACCTACGGTGTTTGCCAGTGTGATAGCGCCATCACCCGCAAAAGACAGCGTACCCGCAATCGCAATGTCAAGGTAGTCAGAAATACCGTAGTTGACTGTGTCGCCCCACGTACCAGAGAGCGTGCCCTGTGTGGGGGTGACCAAGCTCAAAAGAGTTGTTGTTGCTGCCATGTCCGTTCCTTACGAAGTGTTTATATTTTGCCAAATTGTTGACTGGTTGTCATCAATTAATTTCCAGTAAACAGCTACCACATCTCCAGCACCGCCTCTTGCCGAATTACCTGTCAAACTATGCGTCCTAATCAACCCCATAGTCCCTAAAGCGCCTGAAGCAGATATGCCGGTCAATTCTACGGTTGTTACATTGGCTAAAGTCCCAACAAAAGCCAACGCTTGGTTGGAGTTTAGCGGCACAATAACTTGGCTTGCTTGACCAAAAGCCTCATTGCCCGTTAAACCAAGAGTACTTATAACCGCAACCGTATCTACACTGCCCACACTCCCAACGCCTGTCAGCGCCATAACATTTATGCTAACTACTGTGCCCACTGCGCCAGAAGCGCTAACACCTGTTATAGCAATAAGACGATCAGCAACAGTGACGCTACCTACATCGCCAACAGCACTAACGCCTGCACCGCTGTATTCCTCAGTAAATCCTAAACTAGAGCCGCCCCACGGGTTATCGCCCCAAGCCCCTTGGCCCCAGCCGAAGCCAACTAAACCTGTTGCACTGACACCCGTGAGCGCCAAATCAAAGTCATTGGTGCCCCATCTGCCGTCGCCCCACGCTTCGGAACCCCATGCGTTAGCCATACATTATTTTTAGGTTGTAGCAATACGCAACAACGCAGCAGCAGTAGTATTAGCAGGCATAGTCAATGTAAACGTACCAGCAGTGATTGTTTGAGAGCCGAAGGTGTGAACACTGACAGCCGTATTACTCTGAGTAGAGTTATAAATCAACACTGCGTCAAACGCCGTTGCCAAAGTCACGGTTGTGTATGTGATTGAAGCCGTAGGCGTTGTAAATGCAGTGCCAGCGGTTACGGTGGTATTAGTAGCAGTTGGCGCATTCCATGCAGGGGAGCCTGTAATAGTCACGCCGCCAGCGGTATAGCCTGTACCAGACACTTCGTTAGAAGCGCTGTACGCTGTAGTGCTTGCGTTTATAGTCGCGGAAGTTAAATACAAAGCTGCTTTAAACGTATCAACAGTGGGCGAAGTCAAACTGGTACGCGAAACAAGCGTAATTGCTCCAAATTGATGCCCGCCATTGAGCAGTTGCCCCATGAACGATGTGCACATTGCTTGGGTATTTGCCATGATATTTCCTTATGTAAGAGATGCGGCTTCAGCCGAGAGTGTGACTGTTTGCTTTAACTGAACATGCGCCGAACGGTGGACAAGTTCGCCATCTAACCAATACTC